GTTTTGGCTCAATACGAGAAAGCAAAACAAGGTAGTACTTCTTCTACCTCAAAATTTACACAAGAAGAAAGAATGAAAAAATACTTCGCGGCAATCCTTTCAGATAAGGAAACTCAAGGTCAAAGAAGATTAAGAATCTTACCAACGACAGATGGTTCTTCACCATTTAAAGAAGTTTGGTACCACGAGATTCAAGTTGATGGAAAATTCCAAAAATTCTATGACCCGGGAAAAAATGACAGTGAACGTTCACCTTTAACTGAAGTTTACGAAGAACTTCGTTCAACAGGAAAAGAGGAAGATAAAAAATTGGCGTCAAATTACTTGGCACGTAAATTTTACATCGTTAAAGTTATTGATAGAGATAACGAAGAAGATGGTGTTAAATTTTGGAGATTCAAATCTAACTACAAAAATGAGGGTATTTATGACAAAATCATCCCTATCTACAGAAACAAAGGTGATATTGCTGACCCTGAAAAAGGAAGAGACCTTATCCTTGAATTAACTAAAGCTAAAACTCCAAAAGGAGCGGTTTACACGGTAATTCAAACAGTTATGTATGATGATGCAGCACCAATTCACGAGAATAAAGGAACTGCTGATAGTTGGATTAACGATGAGTTGACTTGGGAAGATGTTTACTCTAAAAAACCAGTTGAGTACTTAGAAGCTATTGCAAGAGGTGAAACTCCAAAATGGAATACTGACAAAGGTAGTTACGATTATGGTAACTCTGACGAGGCTGAAATGTCATTTGGTGGTTCTAAACCATCTGCTCCAATTGACCCACAAGCGGGTGCTGAAGAGGATGATGATATGCCATTCTAATCAAACAAACTTGGACATATAACTTGGACACTAGGACTATCTTAGTGTCCAACTTGTCTAAAAAAACTAAAAAAATTAAATTAACTTGGACATATAAGTTGAATATTGTGATGTATGAAAAATGTAATTATTAAATATAAAAAACCAATTATTATTACCATTGGTCTTACTGTATTAAATCTATATTTTGGGTTTGATGCTAAATTTACAATTATTAATTTATTGTGGTTATTTGTATAAATAAAACAGTATTCAACTTGTCTAAACAAACTAAAAATTAAATTAACATAGATATATGGCGATTAAAAAACACGATTTTAAATCCATTAAGGATAAATTCTCAACATCGGCAAAATACAAACCACAAAGTTTTTTTGACTTAGGTCCTGACTTTTTGGATGCTGTTGGATTACCTGGTCCGGCTATAGGACACTTAAATATGTTCTTGGGTCATTCTGATACAGGAAAAACAACTGCGTTAGTTAAAACCGCTGTTGATGCTCAAAAAAAAGGTATTTTACCGGTCTTCATTATTACTGAACAGAAATGGTCGTTCGAGCACGCCAAATTAATGGGGTTTGAATGTGATGAAGTTGTTGATGAAGAAACCGGAGAATTAGATTGGGATGGATTTTTTATATTTAATAATAATTTTGAATATATTGAACAAATTACTGATTATATAAATTCATTACTTGATGCACAAGAAAAAGGAGAGTTAGATTACAGTTTATGTATAATGTGGGATAGTGTAGGAAGTGTTCCCTGCAAAATGACTTTTGACGGAAAAGGTGGGAAGCAACACACGGCCGGAGCGTTATCCGATAAAATTGGAATGGGTATTAATCAAAGAATATCAGGTAGTAGAAGGTCAGATTCAAAATATGAAAATACTTTAATTATTGTGAATCAACCTTGGGTGGAGTTACCGGATAATCCATTTGGTCAACCTAAAATTATGGCCAAGGGTGGAAATGCTATTTGGTTAAATTCTTCATTAGTATTTTTATTTGGTAATCAAAAAGGTGCGGGAACAAATAAGATAACCGCTACCAAAGATAAAAGAAGTATCAAATTTGCGATTAGAAGTAAAGTTTCGGTCTTAAAAAACCATATTAACGGATTGGGCTATGAAGATGGCCGTATTATTGTAACCCCGCACGGATTTTTAGCGGGTAAAGATTCTACTGAAGAGAAATCAAATATTGAAAAATATAAAAAAGAATATGCCGATTATTGGAAAGAAATTATTGGTACTGACGGTGATTTTGATTTAAAAGAAGAAAAAGAATAAAAAAAAGTTGTAATAATTCCACTTTTTTATAATTTGTAGATATTTATTAATATGGGAAGAAAGAAAAAAGAAGAAATTGAAAAAAAAGTTAAAATTGGTGTTTCAGTTGACCCTGAATTACCACAATACTTTAAGGATAAATCTATTAATCTATCTTCTCTTGTTAATAAATTATTAAAAGAGTATATTAAAGATGGAAATTAAAGTTTGTACTAAGTGTAATCTTGAAAAACAAATAACGGATTTTTATAAAGATAAACAAAAAAAAGATGGTCTAACATCTATTTGTAAAATTTGTAAAAACAATATTTTAAAAATCTATAAAGAACAAAATCCTGATAAAGTTAAAGAAAGTAAACGAAAGGAATATTTAAAAAATATTGAAAAGTATCGTAATCAGAATAAAAAATGGAAAAATGAAAATCCTGATTATATGATAAAATATTTGAAAAATTATTATGATGAAAATAAACAACAATTACTTGAAAAACAAAAAAAATATTATGAATCTAATAAAGATAGTATTTTAAAAAAATGTCAAGAATATGTTAACAAAAATTGTGAAAAAACATCAAAAAATCAAAAAGAATATCGTGATAAAAATAAAGAAAGATTACAAAAATACATTAATCAATATAGAAAAGAACGTAGGCAAACCGATGTTATTTTTACTTTAAGAGAAAATCTTGGTCATAGGACTAGACAAATTTTTAAACATTTTAACACAGAAAAAAAAGATAAAACTTTTGATATTGTAGGTTGTTCTCCGGAATTTCTTAAAGAACATTTAGAAACCCAATTTACTGATGGTATGAGTTGGGATAACAGGAGTGAGTGGCATATTGACCACATCATTCCATTATCATCAGCAAAAACAGAAGACGAACTTTATAAGTTGTGTCATTATAAAAATCTTCAACCATTATGGGCTGAGGATAATTTGAAAAAGAGTAACAAAATTTTATAGTAACGAATACAAACAAAACAAATGACTAAAACACTTTTGGTCGACGGAAATTACCTATTAAAAGTTGGTATTTGCGGAGTTAAAGATTTTTTTAACGGAACAAAACACATAGGTGGATTATGGCATTTTATCAACACAATCAGACGTTTGATAGATGAACAAAACTTTGATAAGGTTGTTGTTATGTGGGATGGAGATAATAATTCATCCGCTCGAAAACTTATTTACCCCCAATATAAAGAACAGCGTAGAGACAGAGACAATGAGTATAAGTTAGATTCTTTCACTGAGCAGAAAGAAAGAATCAAACAATACTTGGAGGAATGTTATATAAGACAAATCAACGTAGATAATAACGAAGGCGACGATTTGATTGCTTACTACTGCCAAATCTCGGAAAACGAACAAAAGACTATCTATTCGGGGGATAAAGACCTTACCCAACTTATATCGGATAAGGTATCGGTATATTATCCAAGAACCAAAGAAACTTATCATTTAGGAAGTAAAATCAAATGTGATTTTTACGAATTTCCTCACGAAAACATAAAAACTTATAAGATATTATCGGGAGATAAATCGGACAATATTGATGGGATATATGGGTTGGGTGAGAAAACTCTTATTAAGTTTTTTCCTGAGCTACTTGAGAAACCGGTTTCAATTACCGATATTTTAGAAAAGGCGGAAATCCTTCTGAATGAAAATAAGGATAACAAGACATTACAAAATTTGTTATCAGGTAAAACTAAAAGTGGTGTTTATGGGGATGAATATTATGTGATTAATGAGAAAATCATAAATTTGTCTTCTCCATTGATTAGTGATGATGCTAAGGAACTTGTTGAATTATATTATAAAGAAAGTTTAGACCCTGATGGTAGGGGTCATAGAGGTCTTATTAAGATGATGATGGAAGACGGGTTTTTTAAGTATCTACCAAAGGGGGATGATGCGTGGGTTAATTTTGTTAAACCCTTTTTAAAACTAACAAGAAAAGAAAAAAGAAATTATAAAAACAATTAATTAAAACTA